TAAGATTGTATTCCTATCGTTGCCCTGGAGCCTTGAGCTTTATGAGCAGACGATAGGCCGTTTACACCGTAGCGGACAAAAGCATGATGTATGGTGTTACGTGATGTTGACTAATAAAACCGTTGACGAACGTATATGGGCGGCCCTGCATGACAAGCGGGCTATTTCTGATATTGCAATGGAGGAACTAAGATGAGTTGGAACTATAGGGTAATGGAGTTTGATGACATTGATGAAGGAAAGTATTATGAGGTTAAAGAGGTCTATTATCATCGTGATGGCAGCTTGTTGGGTTATTGTGACGCTAGCGTTAGTGGGGAATCTTTTAGTGACATTATTAATACCTTAGACAAGATGAAACAAGACGCACATAAATCGGTGCTAAAGCCTAGTGACTTTGAAGGAGGCAAAGATGATGCGGAATAGATACGGCACAGAGTACATGTTTAAAAAGACAGGCGACAACGAGTACACCATCAAGGGGGAGTTAGACCATTGGCGTATGGGTGGGCGTGAGGGCGTAGAGGGTGTTGACATGAACAACCTAGGCTTTGTTGACCCAAGTGGTGGCCCGTTTATTGCCGTTGGCGATAAGATTGAAGGACGCAAGGTAACAAACATTGCATCTAACAGCGAGGGTATTTTTTTTACAGTGGAGGCAGAATGACTAAAGAAGCATTATTCAAAATTTAGAGCAAGAGCTTTTGCGGTGCTGGGAAATATCACAAGACCTAGATTTGCTTGCAGAACAATATGAGAACGATGATGAACTAAGCAATAAGTTATTAGGCCTTAGGAATGTCTATGATATGCGCTTTAATAAGGCATGGGATACTTATGGGGATTTAGTAGCAGAGCATCATGCACTTATTGCATATAAGCCAAGAGAAGTAAACTTTGATGAATACCCTGACAACACTAAGGATAGATAATGAACGATGTAAAGATATTCTTGACATGCTTAATCTTAAGCTTTATATTGGGGGCGTTCTTTGTGGAATTGATTGAAGCTCATAGAGCGCTAGACAAAGGGTGCGTAATTAAATTTGTGCATGGTAAAGAAACTGTTATACATATAGGACACACATCAGATGACTAGATTAAACTGGCGATCACTTAACGCGCAGCTTAGTACATTAAGCGAGCAAGAAGTGTTAGCCTTGTTAGACACCGAGCGTGACGGCGAGAAACGTATCTCTATGCTACAGCGCTTACACCAACGCTACACTATTTTACGTGCTGCACGCGAGCGCGTAGAGCTACTGAAAGGAGCAGTGCGACCGTGAACAATCGTGAGATTTGGCATGAGCAAAACTTTAAGTTTGGGCGCGTAGACCCTACATCTTGGATTCCATTAGAGGAAAATCTAAGTTTTTTAAGTAAATTATGGAGAGGAATTAAATCATGGGCTTGTACACGGTAACAGTATATGGAATTGAGTTAGACGTATATGCAGACGTAGAGGTTGAACGCGACCCGCTAGGAACTGGCGATAGCCCTAAAACAACCTACGTTGATATTACGGCTATTGAATTAGCTAACGAACCAACTGATATTACTACGCTATTAAGTGATGACGTACTAGAGAAGATAGGCGCACAGATACTAGAAGAGGTGCAAGATGAAATATGATCGCCAGCTAAAGTGTGAGCGTCAAAAAGAATCGATGTATAATCTTACCTTAGACAAACCGCACACACGACGTATGCTGATGCAAGCGCTTGACATGACTAAAGGGCAGATAGCCAATCAGCTACAGCGTATGGTTTTGCAAGGGTATATTAAACTACACCCGCTTAAGACTAATGAACGTAGCCATTGCGTCGCTATCTTGGTATCACAGTATATCGCTAACCCTAATTTACCATATATAGCTAAGGTTAAAGAAGTGCTAAAGTCTGAGACGGTAGCGCGGTTTTCAAAAGCAAATGAAGTAAATAGAAAACGTGAGAATGACCCGCCAGGTGTTTATCGATTATTAGATTTTCCACTTGCTGCACCAAAAAGAACCCCCAAGAAAACAGTCGTGGGGATTGCTAGCGGCTTTAATCAGATAGGGTGGTAAGTATGAGAGACCAAAAAGTGCAATTACAAAAATGGTGTTGGTGGCAAAAAGGTGAATGTGTCGTTGAAGTGCTAAGGTCAGGCCACTACCCTACTACTGCGATGGTAAAAATGCCTAATGACCATGAAATAGAGGTAGATATTGATGAATTACGCATTAACTTTAACTGAATACGCGCTATGCTACTTCCCTGCCTTTTTGGCAGGGTTTTGTACTTGTGGGGCTATGGTAGCATTAGCCCCACTCTTTTCTAGCGCTATACGTCGATTACGGAAGCCGAAAATTTACCGTTTTAGACCAAATCAACCTTTTAATTAAATTTACGCACAAAGTTACGCAATTAACCCAATGTCACAAGTATGCCGTTCAATTTCACCGTGTTCCTTATGTAATATGATGGCGCACAAATCTCGACCTGCACGATAACCTTGCCCTTGATGCCAAGCGTCTCTAGCGGCAAGGGTTCTAAAGTATTCTACCGTACCGCCATGATATTCTTTTACGTCTTTATGGTGTACGTGTCCAACATACCAATACCTAAATTTAGACTCGCCCCATTGAACTGGCTTATCCGCCGCCATGATGGATAGCATGTCTTTACCTTTAATGGTGTCGCCATGCGTAGATCCTATTAAAACTTTACCAAACTGATAGTACCAAGACACAGCGGGCGAAAGGTCTACCTCAATTCTAGGCTCATTATGGAAGTAACATGAAATCATTAACGCTAAAGCGTAAGAAGAGTGTCCGTCATGGTTACCTTTGTTAATTCTAAATATTACTTTAGTATGTTTTTTTAATAGCTGTTGTAAACAATAAATCATGGCGCGAAGCCCAATTTGCTGTACCTTAGCCCATCGCCCATCAACGTCAAGTTGGTGGCCTGAGTTAGTTACGTTCTTTTGATTATCCGCATGAAACATGTCGCCTAAATTAAGCAACATTGCCGTTTCAGAATCAGGTGAGCTAGCAATTAGTCTATCAATTGCGCTGCAAGTTAATTGTTCTGCGATGTCTAAGTCAAAGTCGTCACCCGCGTCTTGATGCCAAGCGTGAAGCCCAAAGTGCGGGTCGCCCATTGGGATAACAGTCATAACATCTGACCTACTTAGCTTTGGTTTTTCTATTAGAGGGGATAGGCCTTTTACACCTTCAGCTAGCACTATAACAAACTGTCTAACCATTTCCTCTAGTTTGCGGTCATCTATCCTAGATTTGACCCATTGGCCTGATGCTTTACCTTCAGCGTTATAGTAGGTTGATACCCCTCTAACAATGAACGGCTCAGGTACGGGGCGCACCATGTCTTGCTCAGGCGCGTACCCGCTTGTGGCAGCACGGCGACGCAATGCGCTAATAGCCTCTACAATCGTGCTATGGCTCATGTCTAACGCTCTAGCGGCAGACCTAAATCCGCCATATTCGTTTACTGCGTCTACAAACTTAACTTGTCGTTCTGTTGCATATTGCTTAAGACCTTCATCTATTAGCATTTTCCTGATCTCTAACCCACTGTTGTAAGTGTAGCAATTGTAAAACGTCAGTTGCGCAGTCTAAGGGATTAGCCCCGACGGTACTAAATATATCGCTTTCGGTTTCTGCATTAGTGACGCGGGCGGTGTCGGAAATGTCGGACACTGCACTGGAATTAGCGTTTGTGTCGCGCACCCATTTAATAATAGGGTGAGCAACATAATAAGCGTTAAGTTTTTTAACAGCATTTGCGTAATCCTTTGCTACAGTAGTAGTAATTTGTTTCTGTTGTGTGACAATTTTGTCGGTTTGTATCTTTTGAGCTTCAGTTTTTATTGCTAGCTCAGTTTTAAAAGCATCGAACTTAGCTTTTTGGGATGAATAACCTTGATAATACCCTGCTAACCCAATGCCTAAGATAGCGCAACCCACGGCAATCTGTTTCCAATATATCGTTAATAGGTTCATTTGGTAAGCTCAGTTGTAGATATAAAACGTAAAGCCATATTAATGCCAGACACAAGGGCAACAATAGAGAAATATAAACGAGGATCAAAATAGCCTTGCACAATATTAAGAGACGCTTCACATGCTGCTCCTATACCTACAATAAAGTTAAACCATAATACTTTAGATTTATACCAACTTTTCATATAATTTCTATCCCTATGTTTTTTTCCGCGTAAAGCTTATTCATTAACGCTTTAAAAGTTACCTTAGAATCACCGATAACGCCATCGCTTACTTTTTTACCGACTAAAATACACCCTTCGGTATCGTCTTTTGTATTCCCGCTATGAATACGTATGCCAGCAAAATTAGGCACGTCAACTATTAACGGCATTAATTTCTTAAACCTATTAGATACCGATAGTATGACTTTATATACGCCACAAGGTATCGCTGTTTCGCCTAGAATTTTAATCTCACGTTCTTCATCTTCTAACGTATCACAAAAGTATACGTTATCAATAAACAGTTGCCCGTGCGTATAGTTTTTTGTTCCGTGCGTTCTTTTTATTTGTAGGTGCATTTACTTGCCAAAATAAATAGTTCCCATTACTAGGCCACCTACAATAAGCCATACAATACGCTCTACCCATGCGCTACCTGCGTTGGCAACTTCAATTGAGTTTACCCTACTTTCAAGTCTTGTATGGTTTTGGTCATAGTTATCCATACGCCTAAACAAGGTTAACATGCGCTCTTCCATACGCGCTAAAGAGATGATGGCTTCACCTACCTTATCCAGCTTCTCTTCAATTCGGTTTAAGCGCGTTGTTTGATCGTCCATGATAAAGTCCTATTGTGCTAGTGCGTTACGGTTGTTGTAAGTTGCAGAGTCAAAGTTTTCGTCTTTAACTAATGCGTTAGTGCCAAAAGTTGCTGCGCGTGAGCCTGATTTAGTCTTAAGTAAACGTAGCACTAAAGTTCTATCTTCGGCAGGTAAGGTGTCAATTAGTTTAGCTAAAGACTTACCTGATTGCATACCTTCTTCTAATGTTTTCATTACTTTGGTGTTAATTTTACCTTCTAACACACTTAAAGCTTCATTAGTTACCGCAACTTTAGGGCTTAAAATGTTAGGTATTCTGAATAACCCCAAACTATTCCTAAGCGTTTCACCATATTTTTCCGCGCCTTTACCTGCTTGATCAGCCATTGATTGATTGCGCTGTAACGTAGATGAAATGCCTTTAAGTTTTAAGAAAGCTTGATAGCTCATTTCTTTAGCGACGTTGTAGCTACCTTTACCAAACACTTTTTCTACTGCTTCAGGTGACTGACCTTCTACTAACGCAATAAACTTATCGGGCGATTCTTCATATAACTTCATTACTTTCGCGCCAAGTTTAGTTTGATTAATTGCTTGCCGTCCAGCAGCGTAATCAGCTAAATATTTGCCGTACCCAGTACCGCCAGCGCTTTCAACGGCGTCAACAAGAATAGGTTTAATTTGATTAATGACTTCAGCCGCCGCGTTCTTTTGCGCTGTTTGATCCATACCGGGCCGTAAGCGTTGAACAGCAGCGTTAACTGAATTTTTACGGATGCTATCTAAAGCCCATGCGTCAATCACACCGCCATTTTTAGTCCATTTAGCAATGTCGTCAGCTACATTTTTTAACGCGCCATCAATTAAATCATTACCCGCGTAAGCAGGGTCGATAGCTTTACGAGATATGCTTGCAATAATTGCGTCTGACTTAAGTGGTTTTAGCCCATGCGCAGCAAGACTGTCTGCACCTGCTTGCGCAAAACGTGACGCTTCGCCAAACGCTAGTGAACCTTCAGCCGCTTTAGCCGCTTCAACTTCTGCTTTCTTTTCTAGCTCGCCCATGTAAGTGTATCTACCTGGCACACGTGGCTGACCTGCAACTGTCACTGTGTTAGATGCGCGTTCACCCGCACGTTCGCCTGCCGCAGTAAATCTACGTACATCTTCAACCTTATTGGCGGCGGCTTGCGCAAACCTATCGGCTTCACCTTGTAGTCTAGGTAATTCTTGACCTGCGATATTAGCTGTATTAAGTTCAGTTGTAAGCGTAGGAATTAGTTTAGCGTTAAGCGCGTTCTTAGCTTCTGCTTGTGCATTTTTAGATGCAACTTGTGTAGACCCGCCAGCTAAAGTTTGGAGTTGATTTAAGTTGGCTGCATTTTCTTGTTCAGCTAATCTTGTAGATTCGTTAATATTTCTTGCGTTCATACGCGACTGTAATGTTTGAATAGCTGGAGCGCGTACATTTGCTACTGCTTGACCTGCGGTTAGGTTAGCAGGCGCGCTTGCGGCTGCGTTACGAACTGCATTAACTGCGTCGCCTGAAAGTTCACGAACAATCTTACCTGCTTTAACTTGAATAAGTTTACCTGACGCAGTATCCCATATCCAGCCTGCTGCTTTAACCGCAGGTTTTAATATGATTCGCCCGCCTACATCAAACGCAGCGCCAGTCAGCACATCTTTAGCCGCGTCAATACTTTCATTAGCTAAAGATTGGGGCTTGCGTTGCCCCATTGAGGTATCAATTAAATTTTCAATTTGTTTAGCGCCAGCATAGCCTAGCCCTGCACCAGCGGCACCACCAATTGCTACCCCCGCTGGGCCACCAATAACACCAGGTACTGCGCCAACAAGACCCCCAACTACAGGCAACGCTGTCTCTAATATTGGATAGCCTATCTTTTGCGCAAGATTACGCTCAAGCACTGCATCGGGTTGCGCCCCGACATTGACAACAGGTGCTTTAATGGTAGTTTCGGTAGATTTTGCGCCACCATCTAAGGCAGTTACTTTTTTACCGAACTCTTTTTCAGCCCTAGCTTGAACTAAATCAGGCGTAATATTATCAGGCGCTCCATTATACACATGCGAAGTACCGTCATCAAAAGTTACTGTAATATTGCGTGCCATATATCGTCCTTAATTGTGCCAATTACTTACAGAAACTCCCCCGCCCGCCGCCAATTTTTCTTTAGATACTTTAATACCTTTACGAATAACAGCTTGAAAATCTCTAGCAGCATCAATAAATTCTTTTTCAGATTGTGCGGTAGACATACGTGTAATCGCTTGCGTTGCCTTTTGACCTTCAACTTCAGTAATTGACCCACCACCTCTAAGTGTATTGTAAGCTTCCAAGAAAGCGCCGCCTTTAATTTCATCAAGACGTGCTTCAAAGTCTGCGGCTTTACTGCCTGGCATTGTAGGGAATAGTGAGGATGCACCAACCGCTGCTTTAAAGCCAGGATGCGCAGCAGTACCCGCAATAGTTTTACCTGTTTTAGCATCAACTGTAGCTGGCTTACCTACCATTTCATCAATTTTTGAAAGCATTTGTTCAGCCGTTGCAACAGCTTGCGGTGCAGCCGTTTCAAATTTAGCTTGGATTTTACCTTGCTCTTTCAATCTAGCTTCCATTGCAATGTACTCAGGTGAGGTCTTACCTTTTTCAATTTCAATACGTTGTAATTCACCCGCTTCGGTTAAATCTTGACCGCGTTTAGTAAGAGCTTGACTATCCTTAGCGGTAGATGCCGTTAACAATTCACCTGGTGTTGCAGTCATCTTAGTAGAGCTTAATGTTGTAGGCGCGCCACCAAACGCAGGAACCGACAATACGTTAGACGTACCACCCAAGTTTTGCATTTGAATACTTGGTTTCAAGTCAGACGCAGACGCACCTTGACTAGCTAGAAACGCTTGACGTTCAGGAATTGGCATAGCCAATAACTGTGTAAGCATACGTTTTGACGCTGCTTTTTCTTCAGGTGAATATAGCGGTGATAGTTGTATAGCTTCTACGTGTGCAGTTAAATTAGCGTCTGAAGGATCACGCGACGTATCGCGCAAAGTAGCTTGACGTTCTTTTAGCTTTTGATCTCTTATTTTGCCTTGCGTTTCTTGACCTACTAATTTAAGGTTGCCTGTTTCAACAATGTTTTTGGCAAATTTAGCCGCGTCATCTACTCTTCCCGCGCGTACAAGGTTGTTATAGATTGATTGTTGACCTTCAGGCGTACTAGCATCTACACCAAGCATATTTTTTTTAAACTGTTCAGTTTCCGCCAAACCGCGTTTATATTCTTCCATCTTCATCTGATTAAGCTGATTAGATTGTTGTGCATTTTGCAAAGCGTAGACGTTAGACATCTGATTAATAGGCGACTCTAACTGAAATGGTTTAACTCCTAAAGCGATACTTGCGTCAATAGCCATGATTTAGTCCTTAAGCAATATAGTTGGGTAGTGCGTTATAAGCCGCAGGTACATTAGATGTTGCACCGCCACTAGGAAACATTCGGTTCATCATTTGGCTTTGCGTAAAGTAGTTAGTTGCGCCACCAAGTGCTTGGTTCCAAGCATTAGCACTACCTACGTAACCTGACGCGGCGGCATTACCTGCGTTCATGTACGCATTACCTGCGTTAGTTGCATAGTTCTGACCTGCTTGACCCAACGTGTTAGCTGTTGTTTGACCTTGGCCTGCAAGACTTTGTAACGGGTTCAAGATGTTTGAACGATTAGTCTGATAACGGTTGTATGCGTTTTGATATTCTTGTGACGCCATATCTTGTCCGTAACGTGTAGCGCCTTTTAATGCAGCGCCTGACAACATACCCCCACGTGATGCGGCAGTACGGTCTAATGCTTTAAGGCCTTCAGACATACGAAACGCATAGCCAGGGTCTTGTTCAAAGTCTGACATACTAAAGTTATTAGCCATTGAACCGTAACCTTGTGCGCCAGCGTTATCACTAAGCCCTAACAAGTCTAGCAGTTTGTTTTCACCTTTATAGCCAGCTTCAAGAAACGGTTTTTGCGTAGCTTGTTGTTCTTGAAATTGTTTATATTGTAAGTCTGCTGCACGATTAGCTGCGTCTGCTTGCGTCTGTGCTGCATCCTCTGCCGCGCCTGCGGATATCATACCGCCCGCTACGGAACCTACTACTACTGCGCCTGCTACCCATCCTGACATGGTATTTCTCCTTCAATCATAATCCCAAAGTTAACCCGCATAGAAGCTCTGTAATCAACGACTAACTCTTCATTGGGATAAATCTTACGTTTAGCTACTGCAAAAATATCATCACCTATTTTTACTGGTGTAATGTTACTGTTAAAAGAATGATTAATGTATCTGCCACCTGGCGTTCTTTTGCCATTTAATCTACCTGCACACACAACATCGCCTTCTTCAAAAAACTTTAATGCAAATAGACCTTTGCCGTGAATCTTAGAATCTCGCAGTTCAACCGCGTATTCTTTAGGCATTTCAACTAAGTCCGTAGTGTTGGTGACAATTTCATCCATCACGTCTTGCGGTACGCCTAGTTGAGAGATAAATAATGCGTAGTCATCTCGATCAGCTTGTATCTGTAACGCCACTCTATTCTCGCCTAAGCCACAATTAGGTACGACATATAGCCTAGCCTCTAGTTCATCTATATCAGTGCAATTGTCTAGGTTGTCGTAAATATCAGTCCAAATAACTTCTTCCTCAAACACACGCCCTGCCCGTTGCACGCCCGCAGGTGCGTCAAACTCAAACGGTGCAGTCAATATTTTAATTCCTTCATCGGTATTAACCGCAATTGTACCTTTATCTAACCTTACTTTATACGGCGTTCTATGCTCTGCGCCAGTCAATACAGTCCATGCGGGGATGCGTATTGTACGTTCATACACGTTAGGCATAAACTTATGCAAAGTTTGTATTTCTGCTTGGGGCATAGCTAACAATACATCTTCTAAAGCTTTCACCTTATCTTGCATAGTTACTGCGTCTTGTGCAATTAAGTCCATTATAAAGTAGCCACTAGGTTAACGCTTCAATTTTAGCTGATAATGCTTGCAGTTCAGCAAGAAGTTCATTTTTTGTAGGTTCTGCTATAACATTTGGCTTAGAAATACTTGGTTCTACAAAAGTGCCATCAGCATAAGTCCACTCAGTAGTAATATAATTTGGGCAGTCTATCCAAAATAATGGTAAAGCTACAGGAAACTCTGTTTGCTCAATTTGGCAAATGCGGTTATTTTCTTCAGGTGATATTAAAGCTAACATGATTTATCCTTATGCGTATTCGTAAACAATAACAATTCCAGCGCCCCCAGCAGTCCATCCTGATGCGCTTACATCCGCAGCGCCTCCGCCTCCATAAATGCCAATTTGTCCTGCGCCAGCTACGCCACCATAAAATGACCATCCTCCTGGAACATTAGGGTTACCTGATGTGCCTCCTCTACCGCCGTTTCCACCTCTTATATTTAAATCTCCCCCAGTTGCTGTACCCCCAGAACCTGCAGTGCTACCGTTATTTCCGCCTCCAGTTCCACCAGTACAAGTTACAAGAGAGCCAAATGAACTTGTAGTGCCCGCAGCGTTGACGGTTAATCCTCCACTACCAACAGTTACAGTAACGCCGCTAAATGAAGATGTAATTTTTTTTCGCGCAAATGCCCCGCCCCCGCCGCCGTTACCATTGGCTGAACTATTACCTGAACCCCCTGCACCGCCACCGCCAATAACTTCAACAAAAACAAAGCTAACTCCTGTAGAAGGGGTATAAGTTGACGTCCCTGCTGTAGTAAAATATAAAGTATTTACTAATCGACTTGGAACTATGGCGCTAGCCCATGTTGTTACTTGTGCTGTACCTGTGCCTGTCGCTACGCCTGTTGCGGTAAAAATTGGGTTAAGTGCGGTAATAATTGTAGCGGCCACAGTTTGCGATGCGCTTACAACATAAGTGCCTGCGCCGCCCGTGCCTGTGCCAAACGCGGTAATTGTTGTGTTTGCAGTTACGCCAGTACCGCTAAGAATTTGTCCAATTGCAGCTCCGCTACCTGCCGTGACAGTTAGCACAGTACCTGCAATAGAGCCTGATAACGTTACGCTAGTAGCGCCAACCGTAGTAAAGTTTGTTGTGCCAAGTGATAAAGCTGAGTATTGAACCCCTGCTACTAATGCCGTGGCGTTTACGGTTGCACCAGCAGTTGAGGCTAATACTTGTCCAAACGCGCCAGGTCGAACTGCCGAAGATGCACTTGTGCTTGTAGCTCCACCGACAACTACGGCATTAGCTGATATTGTTGCGTTTCCTGTGCCACCTTGTGCTACTGTTAGCGGTGTGGTTAGCCCTGTAAGCGAAGTAATGTTACTGTTAGCCCCACTAGATGCAAAAGCAGTGGCTGCGGATGTAGCGGCGGTGCCTAAGCCTAAGTTAGTACGTGCGGTAGCAGTGTTAGTTAATTCTGATAGATTGTTAGATGCTAGCAATATATCAGATACATTTGGCGCAGCGCCAACATTATCATACGTAGCAATCGTAACGCCCGCAGATGTTTTAAGTACAAACTTATATACAGTAGTGGTAGTTAACCAAATTTCACCCGTAGCAACGCGCCCTGCGGCATCTAAGACGATAGGGTTTGCTTGAGGTGTTGCGCCTGACGAGCTAGTGTAGGTAGCAGCGGGCGTAGTCGTACCTGCATCGTAGGTATATATTAACCCGCCTGCAAGTGGTACACCATTATTGCTAAAAAACTGTGCGCCAGCACCGCCAAATAAAGATAAGCTAACAGCCATAAATCCCCCTAATTTTTTATACTTATGTAATTGTACTCTTTAAGCATCTTCTGCGCCTTCAAACTCAGGCTTCTGTTTGATGATTGCGTATAATGCGTTTCTGTCTGCACCTGCAACATATTCATCACCAGCGATTTGAACCTTACCTGCTGACAATGGTTGCTTACCTGCATCACGAGCCTCTTTAGAAGCGTAGCCATAGAATGTAACTTCTGTGCCTTTGCCTTTAAAGTCCTCTTGTACTGCACCTATGTTCCAATACTGGGCTGGAATGCCATAGTCTGTATCTACTGATTTAATTAATGCCATGTTGTTTTCCTTTACGCTATTCTATAAGTAATAAAAGTATTTGTTGCTGTTTTCCGTGTTTTAAATCTTGCAGTTGCGCCAACAGCAATTGCAGTAGAACCTACGATAGTATGATTAGAGCCAGCAACTAAAGTAATTGCGCCTACGGCTGAACCTAAATTAATAATTGACCATTCAAATGCAGTATTGACTGCTGCTGTGCCACCTAAAATACCAGTGTCTGTTAGTGTGCCTGTAGGTAATGTTAATGATACTGCTGTAGATGATGTAGTTGTAATAATTTGAGATAGTATATCTACAATTAATAGTGTGCTTGTTGCATCATAGGCTACAGGTGCATTTTGGTTGGTGTAAACAATCCCTGTGCCTTTAGGGAATATTGTTAAAGATATATTAGTATCAGAACCTTGTGATGATAATACTGTTGCTCTAGGTATTGTTGCTGTACCTGTAACTGCACCCGTCACCTGCACATAATTAACTGCTGATGTGGTGTTACTAACACGGAGTTGTTCATATGTTGATGTACTATTAGTCCCAAGTCTTACTGAGCCTGTACCAAAAGATGTTAAAAATAAAGTAGAATTAGCACCACCTTGAGGAGTTAATGATGTACTACCAGCAGCATTAGAAATCATTAAGTATGTATCTGCGGTAGTATCACGAATCCTAAATTGAGGAATGTTAGAATTAATTCCGCTTGGAGTATAAAAATCTAAACATTGTGTGCTTGTTGAGCCCAACCCACGAATAATAGAACCAGCACCAACTGAAGCATAGGCAGTGCCACCACTACCCGTACCACCAGAAATTGTAACTGTTGGTTGTTCTACATAACCTGAACCCGCATTAGTTACTGGCAATGTTGCAGTAAGTGACCATGAACCTGTTAATTGAAATCCTGTGCCAGAACCTGATGAAGTTGTTGAAATAGGATTTGTCGGCAATACTGTGTAAATACCTGCATTTGAAACTGTAAATGTAGCAACCCCTGAGCCTGATAAGGTAGCAACTGTTAGTGTTGCTGTGACTGAAGATGTGCCACCTACTAAAGTAATTGTGTCACCAATAGCGTATCCTGAACCTGCGGCAGCGATTGTTGATGTTGCTAATAATTGTAAAGTGACTGATGCAGTTGCTGTAACTCCACCTGCGGTTGTTGGTGCTGAAATTGTAGCAATTGGGGCTACTGTATATGTACCCGCTACTACACGAGTAATAGCAGTAACAGTACCACCATTAGAAATATTAACCCCTGAACTACCTGCGGCTAGATCTATTGCTCCTGTGCCTTTGGATTGGAATACTTGGGAGATGTTGGTGTCTGAGCCTAGTGTTTGGAATTGAACTGCTTTAGTTGTAGCACCGCCTGATATAGTTGCGTAGTTGGCTGAATTTGAGCCAGCGGTTACTGAGCCGTATAGAGTTGTGCTATTTGTTGAGCTATTGCCAATAGTTGTAGTGTTAGAGCCTAAACCGACTGCTTGATAGCCAATCACCATCTCATTGGTGTTATTGTTAGCAGAGCCTACAGTTTGATAGCCAATGTATGTGTTGTTAGAGCCTGTAGTGTTTGCGTTTGCAGAAGCATTACCATATCCTGAATAGTATCCAATCGCTGTATTACTGCTACCAGTAGTATTTGAAAATAATGCTCTAAATCCCAAAGCCGTGTTGTTTACCCCACTAGCTAAAGTAGCCACAGGCACACTAAAGCCACTACCAGTTCCACCAATGCTTGCCGCAGGGGCAGTTAAGACAGTCGTAGTATCTTTGAAGCCAACACCAGCACTTGTGATTGTTACGGTAGTCACTACACCACCAGCCACTACAATTGTAGCAGTAGGGTATGTGATTGCAGTTGAGCCACTAGATAGCGTCATTACTACACCAGCATAAGTGCCGTCTGTGTATCCTGAACCGCCTGTGATAGTGCCTAGTGTTGCTACGTTAGTAGTGTTATTAGCAAGTGATTGAGTTCCAAAGGCAGTAAGGTTTCCTGCTGTGGTGTTATTAACAAGACTTTGCCAACCAAAAGCAGAATTATTACTTCCCGTTGTATTTTTTTGTGCGCAGTTGTATCCAAAAAAGGAATTAGCCCCGCCAGTAGAAAACCCCGTTGCGCCTTGACCTGCTGTTTGCCCTACTGCGGTATTTTGAGAGCCAGTATTAGACTGTAATGCTAACCCGCCTACTGCCGTGTTAAATCCACTATTTGTTCCTGATTGAAAAAGTGCACCATGCCCAATAGCTGTATTATATGTGCCTGTAGTTAATTGAGTTAAAGTAGAATCCCCAACGGCTATATTTGTAGAGCCTGATGTTAAAGCAGAAAGAGTTGTTTGTCCTACCGCTACATTATTACCACCTGTAGTTGATGCACCAAAAACACCTGTGCCTAATGCTACGTTAGTAGCTACTGCACCGCCCCCTTTGCCTACAGTTAATCCTGATATAGAAGCATCGTTAGCTGTGGTTACGGTTGTGCCGTTAAAGGTGAAATTAGCATTAGCACCAAAAGCACCAGCGTTATTGTATTGAACTTGTGTGTTAGAGCCAGCAGGTGATCCAATTAATTGAACGACATTAAGGTTATTAAGGTAAAAAAGTTTACCGTCAGCCGTATTGATTGCAAGCTCGCCAGCGACAAGGTTACTCGCCGAAGGCGTTGCGCCAGCTGTTGAGCTTCTGTAAAGTTGTATTGGAGTAAACCCTGTTTGAGCCATTAATCTAGTCCTTAATTAAGCTAGAAGTACGCTTCGCCATGCGCCATTATACACATATAATCTATTATTACCTGTATTATAATACATAGGTACATACCCTGCTTTTGCCGTAGGTACCCCCGTAGGCGCTCCCACAGCAGCAGGGATGTAGTTAAACCCATCTGCCATAGTTGGAGTACCCGCCGTAGCAAATATATTACCTGTTACATTAAGATTAGTTCCATCAAAAATTAAGTTTGCATTAAATGCAGTAGTATCTGTTGCAGATTGATACGGTACTTGATTAGCTACCCCGCCAGCTATATTAGTTGCCGTACCTACTGTTACCGTAGTAGGGTCAGACCATTGTGGGGCTGTGCCATCAGAAGTAAGAATATTGGCGTTTGCGCCTATGGGCAGTTTACTTAACGCTGCCCCCGACGCATAGTAGCTTATATCGCCTGCTGCATAGTTTGATATTCCTGTGCCACCATAAGCAGTAGTAAGGCTTCCGCTAACAATTTGATTAGCATTGATTGCTATAGGTATATTACTTAATCCTGTAATTACACCAAACTCATTAATTGTTATTCGAGCCACACTTGTTGCAGATCCATACGCGCCTGCTGAAGTTACAGTAGTGCCTGAATACGATATCGTATATAGATTATTAAAAAACCTAAACCATTCGTTTGATACAATACCAGTCTGAGGATCGACAAGCGAAACTCTAGGCGCGGGTATTCTAGTGTAATTAAGCGTTTGTGCCATTTACAATTAGTTCCGCGCCCATAATAGCTATTTTAACTGGGTCTGAACCCGACACTTCATACACTCGATCTCGTAGCTTTTGTGTCATTCCTAGACGACGCCAAATATTACGGTACCCATACTCTCCTATCTTACCCATTGATTTCCAATGTTCATTAGACCACGTATGCCCGCCATCGTCAGACCAACGTAACATTACTTGAGGGTCGTTACCTTGGCCTAGCACTAAGCCTACGCCTGATTCAATCTCTAGTTGTAAACTATGTTGCGCGGTACGATTTAAATTGTTTTGTCCGCTAGGTAATGCTCTCCATGAGCGTAACCATTTTTGTTCGCTACCGTTATCGGCAAATACATCTAAGTCAAACTTATATACGTTGCCGTTTTCATAATCACCTACAAGTGTTGTGGATTGAAAATTACACTGACAATTTGAACGGTGTCGAACAAAGTCACCGTTACTCAAACTAGCACGCTCATGCCATGCCCCTGTAGCTACGTCGTACACCCATGTAGCGTTAGCAGTAGGAAAACTAATAACATAGAACGCATGACCTTCTTGTTGATACGTGTAAGCTACAGCGTCAGATACGCTAGCGTAGCCTTGTATGGCGTATTCTATAGCGTGAGTTGAAACACGTTGCGCAGCGTAGCCGTTAGACCTAAACACAACGCCAAACCCGCGAGGGTCATTACCAAGCCAAAAAAGAGAGTTATCTAGTTTGGCTACTGAATACGCTGCGATACAGCCAGTTTCGTTAAAAGCGCCTTGAATAGGAACTAAGGGGAAGTCTGTCGCGCCTGAGTCATACCATACTTCGGTTGTGTCTGTACCAAAAACCCAAAGTTCACGATGGATAGTATTAAGGGCTACCACTCCATCAGGGGAGCCTTCAGCGCTAGCAAAATCTAATGGATCTACGGATGTGCCATCAAGAAGTTGGGTGATCCATATTTTTTGACTGTCAGGCTCATTGTAAACAAAGTAGCCATCTAAGTAACATACTGTGCCCGCGCCTGTAAAGTCAGGGTCTGTAATTTGAGCAAACACGTTTGTTACTTCATTATAGATGTAACCTAATGGGTTAGCGGCGATAAATATTTGTACGCCATTATCAGCAAAGGTGACTGGCCCTGTGCCTAATACTTCACCTATATATTGTGAAGTATAACCTATATTGATACGGTAAAACCCTGTACCTGATACGCAGTACGCATCTGTACCATTTGATTGATGCGCCCACAAACCTCTAATAGGCCCTGTACCTACGGTGCATAATGTTGTTAACCCAGGTGCGCGGTTAAGAAAACCTATCTCAAGCCCATTCTCAGGTGTAGCTTCAGGGAATAAATTAACCATGCGATTATCCGCAGCGTTAATAGTCCGAGCTACGTATGATTGACCTAAAATAGGACTTTTCATTAATAGTTACCAGCAAAAATATTATAGCGTTGACGCGTGCCAACAATGCTATACGGCAAACTCATAATATCCTCAGGATTGTTAATACGTTTTAAATTACGTTTAGATGCCATTGCAATACGGGACACAGTAGGTGAAGGCTCTACACCAAACTCAGGCGCAATTTCGCAAGCTAAATTGTATCTAAAAGCGCGTAAATAGCCTGGAGGAAAGTATAGTTCTGTCGCTAACGTTGCAGGTTGAGCTAACTCTTCAACTGAAATAAAATGCCATTCCAACACCTTTGTAGGTTTTGGATAAATAGCCATTGAAATGTTTGGGTGTTCCATGTTTATCCACATTACTTGTGGATATGTAGATGTCACAGTTTTAACGGCAATGCCATCGTATTGTTGTTGGTTGATGAACTTAATGCCAAAAGAAATCCCGCTTGACGGATCTTTGAAATAGGTTGAATCATCTAGCAATACTGGGCGAAGTCCTACAAAGTCTCCTGTAGGGCCTAACGTTTGTGTGATTATATTTGGTTGCCATAAGAACACTTGATCGATAGTGTTATATATCATCAAACGTTCAGTATTCCAACTGTCAATCATTTGATTTAGCGCAGTTAGCGCATCTTGTGACGTTTCCGCAGATGGAGTTTCGCCTTCGGCTAAAATGCCAAGTAATCGTAACGCTCCATTAATTTGATCGCCAGCCGTTGTCATGTTAAGGCTCCTTTTTCTTTTCTACGTCGTTTAACTTCCAATTCATTGACGGGAGCCGCAACTACTGTCGGTTCAGCAGACGTATTCGGATTATACTCTATCCAGCCGTTTTGTGCATCTGCTTCTACTTCTGCTTCCATGTAGGCAATTTTAGTGCCATGTCGTTCATGTTTTAAATAAGTAATAGCCATTTTTTATCCAGTAAATAAGGGCCGAAGCCCCTATTTTTATACGCAGTGAATTAATGCAAAATTAATTACAATAGCTTCAGACAAGGTACCGCCCGAAATGTTACGTAATGTGATGCTTACAGTTCCAGCACCAAGCGCGTTAGCAAACACGTTATAAGAACCTGGCGTAGCTTGACCGCCAGAGATTGTTAAAATAACGGTGTCGTTTGCGCTAATAAAAGAATTGTTTAACGTAAATGTTGCGTTAGTAGCAGTAGCCAATGAAGCATTGTTCATTGTAATTATGCCCGCAGATTTGTTTAAAGTTACTGCCGTTGATTTACTTGTTAGTTGGGTAACAGCACCTTGAGCATCGGCAGTATATCCAAGTTGTTCACCTGACAATACAAATTGCGAACCGATAATATCTTGGTCTGTAAACGCCACACCAATTGGTTTGGTATTTGACATGATATTTCCTTTATTAAAAATCCACCCCGAAGGGTGGAATTATACTACTAAGCAATACGGTATACAGTATATGCGCCGTCCGCCGTTTTACGGAAACGGAACTGACCTGAAGATGTAATTGCTACTGCTACTGTACCATTACCACCATCAGTAAAGCCTGTACCTAACGCTAACGCGCCAGTACCTGAAGAAGTACCTAAGTTAACTACAAATAGGTCAAATGTTGAACCTACTTTAGCTGACGTAAGAATTGCATCTATTGTAGACGCGGCGGGTAAAGTGTATGTTTGAGCAGCAGTAGCGCCTGATCCAACTAACAAAATACCATTTGTAACTTGAGCCGCTGTTAATGTAGCTGTAGCAGCTACTGAGGTAGGTACTGCTGTATAGCCTAAACGAAGTTCAGCTAAATTGCCGTCACCTAATTGATAACCACCTGCACCATTTGGAAAAGCCATGATAAGTTCCTTTACTAATTTATTGTTAAAACCCCACCGAAGTGGGGCTTACCTAGACTAACCCCAAATACGGGCTGCCATTTGTGGACGAATTGCAGCAAAGCCATATAGAACGTCAATACGGCAAGGTAAACGATCGTTGTTGATGTCATATTGACGAACAATACGTAGTGAAATGCCGTTATGTACTTGACGTGAAGCCATGTCTACGCCTTGTGGTAGCAACAAGTCAGCAGTTGCAAAAGTGATTGCATCTTTATGATACACCAAGTTTTGCGCGTATTGAGTTGAAGCCGCACCAAACATAGTTACCACAGCGCCTGAAACTGGAAGGCTGTCTACAGTTGCCAAAGCATTAGCTGGTGTATACAACGCTGGCGATACAGTTACTGTTGTTGTTGAAGAACCAGTTGCTGCAGCAGTTACAGTGAATTGTTGCAATGAGCCAGTTGTTTCACGTGTTTGTGGGTTAACTGAATAAACGTTAGCGATTGTAAAGATGTCGCCTACGTTCCATGTTTTGCTTGAACCTGTGAAGCTCAAACCGATAGAGCTTGTACCTTCAGCAGTAATTGTTGAAGTAACTGTGATTGCAGTGCCCCATGCGCCAGTAGTGTGCTGTTTGATTGATTGAGACATATTAACTTCATCAAAGCCCAATACGCCCATACCCATCATACCGTTTTTGAATTGACGTGAAACTGTATCAGTTGGGTTAAACAAACCTTTCATACCTTCAACCAAGCCAGCGTTAGCAGCAGGGTTAACAGTAGCGTAACGTGGTGACATTACAGCAGCATTTTCGTTTAGTTTTTGTTGAGCTTGCAACAATACTAATGAAGTTGATGGTGTAGTACCTGGTGTGCCTACTGAGTTGTAGATAGCTTTGTATGAGTTTGCAACGTCAGCATCAACGCTAGATGCCAATTGTGAGATACGTGGTTTCAATACACGTTCTGCAAAGTCATCCAATTGCATAGTCAATTCAGCAGATGTGAAGTTAACACCAATGTGTTTTTGTGATGCAACAGCCAATGTTGTGTATTGTTCGTTGTCATCTTGAACTTGTAGAGCTGCACCGTCAGTTACTAAAGCGCGATCTGGTAAACGAATACGCAAAGTAGAACCAATTTTAGCGCCTTCTACAGCGAAAGAATCATCGTATTGACGATTCACGTTACGTGTGATCACAAGGTTGTTCTCTAGAATTTCTAGGGTTTTACGAGTGATCATATCAATTGTTAAGATTGAATTTGACATGATATTTCCTTATATAAAAGTTAGCGGTTTCTTTTCGCTTCCCATGCCTTAGCTTGTCTTGCTCGTTCAGCAGCGATCCAATCAGAAGTTGACATTGTTTTTACAGACCTAGGGTCTGTTGTGTCATATGCTGGTGAACCACTACCTTTAGCCGTGACAGGCGTAATAGGCGCAGGTGCGCTAGTTGTTTTCTTAGTTACCGGCTCGTTAGCAATTTTTGCTTCGAGTCGACCAATTTCTTTTGCTTGTAAGATTGGAGCTAAACGAGCAATACGTTCAGCTTCTTTAATGTTAGTTCCTAAGTAATATGCTAAGTCAGGGCCTACATCAGAAGCTTGTATAGATTGAGCCATCACTTGAGTAATAGGTACACTAGGGTTGTACGCAACTTGCTCGAAGTCGTCATACTTTGCTCGTGCATCTTCTTCCTTGTCATGATAAGACTCTAAAATTTCATGCTGTTGCCTTTGCTGTTCTCTTTGCTCAATCATCTGTTCAGCTTTTTGTACCGCCAATGCTTCGGCATACGCTTCTACTGATTCATATTGATCAGGCGCAGGAACATTTCTAGGTGCTACAGATGTTGAAGCCTGAGCCGCACGATCTCTCTCCCATTTACGCTGTTCTCTTGCCAAACGTTTGCCAATAGCCGCATCAAGTTCCTCTTGCGAGAATGTCTTTGTTGCTTGGCTTTCTTCCGACACTTCTATTGCTGGTGCATCAGTTTCAGGAGCTGTCGTAACTTCTGTCTCTGGCGCGGGTACTTCCGCTAATACTTCTACTTCTTGGTTTTCACTCATTTTGTTTCCTTAGAAACCCTGATGAACTGCACCAGTACAGTTTTATTATACGTTAATTGAAGCTACTTTTTCTTGGAATGCTTTAACACGTGCATCTAATGTAGCCCGATCAGCTTCAAGTGCAATTTGTGCGGCGGTTAATTTTTCATTAGCTTTAGCTACGGCAGCTTCTGACTCTGTTAAACTTAATAATTTAGCAGATAATGTTTTTTCACGGCTATCTAAATCTGCATTAACTGTTTTTGCTGTTAATTCAAATGTAGCCACGGTTTTATCTAAGTTAATTTTTCTAATGTCCGCTTCAGCATTTTTAAGTTTAGCTGCGGTTAAATTATCATCAGCTTCAGCTTTTTTAGCTGTGGCATACGCATCAGCGTCAGCACGTAATTTGTTTGCATCTTCTACGGCTGTTAACGCACCTTGTCGAACCTCAAGTTCGGCTTTTAATGCAGCCATTTCACCTAAATCTTTAAGAAACTGTTTAGTAAAATAGTCTACTAATTTTTTTGAATCAATCCCGCCGTTACCATTTGAAATATCCATTTTTAACCCCTATGCGTAATAGCTAATATTAATTTTAGCGCTAGCTGTTTGCTCGATAAATTTAATCTTAGTCAAATCGCCATCGTACTGTAAAGTAACGCCTGCTGCTAACGGCATACCTACAGATGCCGTAGGATTGACATCATCGTCGCGCCAACGAACGGCTTGCGTTTCAGGTGTAATCAATGCAATAGAAGGTCTGCAATTAAGTCCGTTTAAATCAACGTAAGGGACTGTCAGTCCTGTAGCCGAACTAAGCGATGTAATTTGCTGGTACCCTAAACGTGTGGTAATAGCTTTTAAGTTAACTGACATTTAAATTCTCCTACTTTGTGTAAATGACCGAATTTCGATCAATAATTGTTGGCCTGCAATAATAATACTCTTAAAAAAATTGCCTGCAAAAAATGCTCCGCCAAAAAAGCTATTCATTAGAATACCCCACCGCTAATGCCTGTTGTTGCGGTTAATGTAGTGACTGTTATCGTTCCGCCAGTAATAGTAACTGCATTAGCATTTTGTTCCGCCATTGTACCTACACCTACTAAGGTGTGCGTAGCATCCCACGCTGCCGCGCCTGTAGAGCTAAAAGTAGCATCTGCGGGTGTTGTGTGCGTAACTACAACGGTCATGCTAAGAACCTTAATTTATATAGCGTACGAAGGTAAATTTCTACAATATTGTCTATTAGTTGTTGTAATGCAGAATCTGTTTTATCGCAAACCTCATACCGTGAATCTTCAATTTCTTTTAGCGAACCTTCTAAAAACTCAATAATGTTAGATGTTTTCTTTGCTGAGTGCAAAGGTATTGGGCCAATTAGCCCATAACGGCCTTGATAAGCCTCTGCAAAATCATCCGCCGCACCAATAATACGGTCATAAAAAATATTAAGCGCTATATGTTTAGCATAACTACGAGTATTAAGATGTACGCTATGCGCTACATCACGGGCTAAAAATAAAGTTCCTAAAAATTCTGTGCATTTCATTGTATCGGCGCCCCTTGTGGTAATTGTGGGGGCGTACCCCCTTGTTCTTCCATACCTTCTTGTGGCATTTCACCGCCAGGCATTTCAGGCGTATCTCGCGAAGGCATTTCGCCTACTAAGTCGCCACTTGTAATCATACCATGCACCGTACCCATTACAATATCTTGTATTTGTTCAGGTGACATTGACGCTTGAACTGCGCTAATACGTTTAGTTTCAGCATCGTAGGCTTTAACTTCGCTATCAAACTGTTTAATCTGTAAATCTTGCGCTTCCATTGACTTGCTAACATTTTTTAGCATGCCATGTAATTGATCAAGCTCTTTACCCATAGCTTCCATTTGTTGATTTGCTGCTGCTAATGCAGGATCTTCATCTTGGTCGCTTAATAGCTTAGGGTCAATCGTTTTAGCAAAGCGTTTAGCCATTTCTTGTGCGCCAGGCCAATCCATGTTTTTAACAAACAAATCGCCAGCCACTTGCCACAATTGTGGGTTACCTTGCAATAATTGACTCATTGCGTCTAGTGATTCTTGACGTTTTGTCATGTAACTTGGGCCAGTAGTCACCGCAATATCGTACTTACCAACGCTAGGATTGTAGATTTTTTCTACTACAATGCCTGATTCGTTCACTATTTTCTTAATTGGTTCGGGCTGATCAGGGTTAATTTTTGCTGATTTTACTTCCCCATCAATGCCAATAATCCGTGCAACACGTTCAGTATCGTAAATTTTTGGGATTAAATCCACTAATTGACGTCCAATATGGCGAATAGCACGTGCTAAATTGTCAATATAATGGTATGTGCCCGTATCACCTTGTTTTTCTCTTGCTAAAATCGCTTTTCCTGAGCGTTCGTTGCTTGTTGCACCTAAACTAGAGTCATATTGACCTGTAGATGATTTAATGTCATCCGCAGCGCCCGCTTTAGCTTGTAATAGCCCGCTAGAAGCCATTGGTGGCTGTGCGCGTTGCGGTAACGGTAAAACGCTACCTGCACCGTCTGTTACATCAGGATTAACCTCTAAATAAGGCCAATTTGTCGTGTTTGCAGTTTTCCATTGGCTTTCGTAGCCTTCAAATTGACCGCCATATCCAATAAATGGCGCTTTTGGCGCCAAAGCCAACATTTCGGCTTCTTGTGAAACCCAATAGTTGTACATACGCTGTGCATCTTTTGCATTTCGTATGAGGCCTGACACGTACAATCGTCCATCTACTTCATACTCATTACCAACTACACGCACGACAGGAATGTAACATCCCGCCCACTCTTGCTCTTGTAAGATTTCAAAGCCATTAGTCTTTAACCATTTAACTTTTTTAACATCAGCAGTACGTGATTTGATAGGTTTTTGACCCATCTCTTTCATCTGCTTATCTTCAGGGCTATTCTCTACGACTGAGATGTTGCCACGGTATAAATTTAGCTTAGACGGCATGTGATCAATGTAAAAATACTCCGCAATACGTACTGTATCTTCAGTCAGCCATTGGCTTAGTGAAGAATCGCCTACGCCTTGCTGCATAATTGCTGAAATTGGTGCGGCGTCAGGAAATTGACGTTCGTATTCAGCTTTTGTCATATCTTCTGTAATAAAACACCACTCGGCATCTGCGCCAGTAGGGTCTTGGATTGTAGGATCCATGTAAACGCTAAATGAATTGCGAATACGCCCAATATAAATGTCTTGGTCAAACGTATTGTCGTCGCAGTATTTAGTTAGTACACGAATATAGCCTTCACCATAAGTTACTTGGTTTTCACATGCTGTGTCGTATGCAACATCTGCATCTGAAATATATTCAATATGCCTGATAACCCCTTCAAATATTTCTGCGACCTCTACGTCAGCATTATCATCTACAGGGATTACCTTCACCGAAGGTCGGTTTTGGCGTTGTTCATTAGTTACTTGGTGTACGTGTTGTGGTAGTTTGTTAATAGTTAAACAAGGTCTAGCATTAATTGTCTGACCTTGTACTGAGCCGCGTGTTGCCAACACATCCGCAGGCCATTGCCATTGATTGTCTGGTGAGCCAGCTTCAAAACGTAAATCGTCAAGTTCATCTTCTCTTGATTCTGAATAAGCAGAAACCGCCATCGAAAAACGACTACGCATGGTAGCAAGCATATCCCTAGGGTCGCTTTTTTTGTTGCCGCCATTAGCGACAACGCCGACGGTTACCATATCATCAGTCATTTATCAGTCCAATCACTTCCGTGTTGCGCATCATTAGGTAATCTTTACCATCAATATGCGTCGTTTGACCTGTGTACTCACCAAACATAATATGATCCCCAACTTGAACATCCATGATTGATAAGTTTCCATTAGCTAATTTTTTTCCAGCCCCAATTGCTTTTACGTACCCACTAAACAACTTTTTAGCGCCAGGTACAAAAATAATGCTGCTTGCTACTTCTTCGTCTTGCTCTACTACGATACAGTCGCTTAGAGGCTTAAGTCTCATTTTTTACCTTTTTTAGTTGACTCTTTTTTTACTGAATACGCAATGGCCACTGCTTGCTTAGTTGGCTTACCTGCGTCGATCTCCGCTTTTACATTTTTACGGAACGCTTCTTTACTTGGTGATTTTTTTAATGGCATTTAACTTCCCATCCATGAATTAGATATACCGCCACCATTAGCATACGACCTTTTTATGTTCTTGTCAACATACTCTCTATGGGCTACAGGAAACGCAAACGTGACGCATAACGCATCGGCTGCATCAGGGCTTGCCATGCCTCTTGCCTTCATCTCTTTCTTACCTTCTAAAAATATCGTACCGCTACTGTTTGGCTTTTTCATGGGGCCAGTCAAGTCTGACTTTAGTTTTCTATCTTCAGGTATGCTTGCTGTTCTTAGCCAGTCGCGCATAGCGCCCCACATCTCTGCCCGCTTGTTGCCCCACATGATGCTGTTTTTGGCGCGTGACCCGAAGTTAACACCTCTGACCTTGTAGCGTTGCTCGGTTAACCTATCTAAAATGCCATATCCTAGTCCACCTTCGTCAATGACTGTCATCACTGGATTAAATTCTTCTATTGCTTCAATGACGCGTCCAACGATAGACATCGTATCTTCGCCTTGATAACGTTTAATGCTAATGATGTCACGGCCTTGTCGAACAAGGATGACCGTGCTATCTGCCCCGCCTCTTGCAGGGTCAACGCCAATTAACAATGCCGAGGTTGATTCAACAACGGCCTTCCGTGCTCTTTGTACAGGTTCAACGGTAATAAATGTATCAGTGATTGAGTTAATGAATGCCTCTTCATCTGTGAAGGGATATTCCTGGCTAAATCCTTTACATTTTTGGCTATAATCTCCGTCAAAGTCTGATAGTTTCGTTCTTCTCCAAGCTAGATGTTTTGCTGTTAAACCATCCTGGTTATAC